GCTAACACGTTCTTCCGTGCTAGGCATGTAGTACGTGGCGACATAGATACTAAAGTAGGCATGGCTCTACATATTACTCTTAACAGTGTTAAGAAAGCATGGAATGACTTTAATGCAGATCATGTTGTATTTTGTTTAGAAGGCCGTAGTTGGCGCAAAGACTTTTATGAACCTTATAAGCGTAACAGACAAGTAACTCGTGATAAGATGACTGTACAAGAAAGTGAAGAAGATACAGTGTTTTGGGAAATCTTTGACGAGTTTAAAGACTTTGTTACTACAAAAACTAACTGTACTGTTATGCGTCATCCGCAACTAGAAGCAGATGACTTAATTGCAGGTTGGGTACAAGCACA